TCGTTTAGGCTTGATACGGTGCCGTCATGCGGCAAGAAGTGCCAGCCGTAGTTATATCCCAACGCTTCAGACTTGGCCTTCAGCTCGTCAGCCATCGCTTCGATATTCGAGCCGTTTATCTCGATAAGATCTATTAAGCGCGGCACGCCTTTAAAATACTGGAAGAAGCCCAGGACCATACTATCCGACTTACCCAGATCCCAGGCAGTAAACACCGGATAGGCCGGGTTATAGGGGTGAAGGCCGATAGTGCCGTCCTTGTCTTTTTTGCCCATAATTTCACCGTAGTAGCTGGCGGTCGAAGACTGGCCCCAGTCAAGCAGGATCTCCTGCCTATAAAGGAAGTCGTTGCCGTATTCATCAATATAGTCCTGGCGCAGCTCTTCCATTTCTTCAGGGGTCATAAACCTGTCGCCAGGGATAAAACAGGTGTACTGCTTGCGTCTGGTCTTGGCAGCTTCATGGAGCTTCTTGAACGTGCCGCCAGAGATACCGTCTTGCTTAGGGGTGCTGGCAATGATAATTTTACCGCCATTGCGGTTGGTGATTGGCCGGACTACACCCAGGACACCGCTTGGCAAGTCCACGAACTCATCGAAGAAGTAAATCTTAGCGTTGGCACCGCGCAGGGCTTCGGCATTAGTCGCGCCCAGGACAAACAGCGTTGATCCGTTAATTAGCGTAATACGCATATCGTCTTCGGTATTGGACTGGGACTGGACTAGCTCTTTAGGTATGTGATCCAGGGTCTTGAAGCCGTCATTTTCGATGTTGGTCCAGAAGTTTTTGAAGCCCTGCTTGGCAGTAGGGTAAACGATAACGACGTTCATCGTCTCTTTGACCATAGCTGGAATAATATGCTCGACGAAAACAGTATAGGTTTTGGCACCGCGTCGGGCCACGACTAGCACCGCCTGGCGAAGATCAGGAGAGTCGAGAGCCGTTACAATTTCTTGCTGATAATCGCGTAATGGTAGGCGGTGAGCCGGTATTTGCATAATATTTGCTTGACCTATAATCCTTGTGGTATTCTTAGCATAACAGAAGACGAGACAAATAATTTAATTTAGATTTTGAAAGGATTGCTTTATGCCATCTCAATACGGTATTAAGACCGCTTCGATCCTCGATGTCCCTATCGAGAAGAAGTCCTATGTTGCTCGTCATTTAAACGCTAACGGTGTAGACTTTACGTCTGCCCAGACTGTTCGTCTGTTGAACTACGATATTAGCGGTGGTTCGCTCGGTACTTACGACGAAACAGCAATTTCACAAACTGTAACCCTGGCCGAAACTGATAAGCAGGACATGACCCTGGCCTACAACAAATACAAGTTCCTGCGTATTCAGGACACTTTGGAGCAAGATACTCCTATTGCGTCTCTGGCCAGTAAGTTCGCCAAAACTTGGGTTTACGAGAAGTTTATCCCAGACTTCGACGCTTATGCCCTGACCAAAATTATCGCTGCTCGTCCAGTCGCTAATAAGGTCTTCTGGAATAGCTCGACCGATAGCATCAAGCTCAAGTTCTTCAACACCGTAACTAAGGTTAAGCGTGGTGGCGGCACCCCTGACAATAGCATTGCCTGGGTACCTTACGCCTTCTCTGACACCCTAAAGGCCCTGATTACGACCTTCGATGGCTCTGATCTTGGCTACACCGCCGGTAAAAACGGTGTTCTGGGCCAGTTAGACGGCGTGGTCGTTGTCGAAACCGAAGATACCCTGTTCCCTGCGAATATGGATATCGTGGTTGCCGACAAGCGCGCTGTGGTCCGCGTTACTCCTAAGATGGATCCTGCTACCGGAAGTGGCATGAAGCTCATCAAGGACGTACCGGGTCATGGTGGCTCCGAGTTGCAGCTTCGCGCTCGCGGCGACGTCTTCGTCTTCGGACTGAAGGCTAAAGCCATCGCTACCCTGGAGCGTTCAAACTCCTAACCCTAGCGGTCAAAAAAGCATAAGAGGGCTACCAGTTAGCCCTCTTTTGTTATATTATTAAGCTATGCAATCAATCGCCTATCTTAAAGCAAGTGATGGATCCGGTAATGCCAGCGTTGCTACCGTCCAGACGGCCCGGTCTGGCGGCGCTTCCACTATTGAAGTAAACACCGTCCAGGGCATACCGGCCAAGTTTGCTGGCAGCATGGGTACACCTCACACCTTTATTGATCCAGTAACTAGCGAAGAGATAACCGTTATTTCCGAAGATACTGCGGTGGACTTTTTCGGCCATGTGGACGGCAGCGATCTTGAGATTGACCAGATCGCGCCAGGCTACACCGATAACGGCAGCGACGTCGGCGACATTATTATAATTCGACCAATCACCGAGTACGCTAACAACCTCGCTAATATTTTAGGGGCCGCGCATCAGGACGATGGCAAGCTCCTAACTACCTCTCTCGACGAGTTTTATAAGCCTAGCGAATTAACTCCTAATAATTTTGTAGCTTCAGGCGGTGTCATCGCTCTGGTTAGCCTTTTGACCGCCAGTTTCTCTAATATTGTTTATTACATGAGCGGCCTTCGCCGCACCAAGACTGGCGTAGCTAACCGCGCCTATATCGCTAACCGCGACACCTACGTTGATATTGATAGTACCGGCACCCTTTATTACACAGAAGTCGCCAATGGCGCTACTACTGGCTTTACTCTAGCTGCCGGCCGTATGCGCTTAGCTAAGGTCGTTACAAATGGCTCAACAATTACCTCTATCACTCAAAGCGGCTATGATGTGCTTAATAACAGGATTTATAACCGTTATCCGCTAACGGTTGAACAAACTCCATTTTTCTTTGAAGAAATTGGTCGCACTAAATTACTAGCTGGCGTTACTAATTTTAGCGTTAACTTCCCCCCTCGTAACTTCTTAAAAGTAATGGTATTTACCGTGGCGCAAACAGCCGTACTTCGGCAGTTAATGCGCTATAACAACGATAGCACTAATAGCTATTCTGACACTTATTCCCAGCCAGACAGCGCTGGCCCTGTTCGCGGTCATGACACCGGCCAAAACGCCCATTATATGGATATCAATAACCTCTCTCCTGGTGATCGCTATAATGGCCATATTGAGATTACTAATAAAGTAGGTCAGCCTAAGCTATCATTTATTAATGGGTATTATACGGCTTATAGTCCTAGCGCCTGGCAGGTGCCTGGCCTGTTTTATAATCAGTGGGCCAAAAACGAACAGGCTACTAGCATTCAAATAAACACTATTGCAGGTGGTACGTTTGCCTCTGAAAGTGAGATAGTGGTATTAGGTCGTGATTAGCCTGAAATCTAACAGTCAAATCACCGTACAGGGCGCATACTAAAACTATGGAAGAGCTAATTTTTATCATAATCGCTTTCACCGCAGGATTCGTATGTGGTTTACTAGTCAAATACGAATTATTCAAGGTGGTACAGCGCTATGGCAAAGAAAGCTAAAAATAAAAAACAAGTTCAGCAAGAAGTCGTACTCGATAACTATGCTCGTATTCTACAGATCGTGGCCATTATTGCGGTGGTTGTAGTCGTGGTGGTAGATCAGCTAACCCCTACATCTGATATTCCAATCTGGGTACCAGCCGGCCTATTAGGGGTGGCTGTAGGGCTTAGCCCGGATCAGATCGCGGATATTATTAAAAGCATCTTTAGGGGGAAAAGATAATGCGTAAAACCGGCCAAGTTATAGTCAACGTAATGAAGGTGTTTTTAGTGCGTGCCTTGCCAGTAGTAACGCTGGCTATTCTCTTTGGCGTTTTGGCGGTCCAGATTGATAAATGGCGAGTCGAAAACTCCGACCCCTCTAATTATATTAACTACACCGCATTTGACGTTCAGAACTCGCGTGCTGGCGAAGACGTATATTTTAAGGTCTGCCGCGAGCATCAAGAAAACTACACCTATGATGGCGCCCTGACCGTCTATATTTATCGCGATGTGGATCCACGCGGCACCCAAACTAAGGTCTTTGCTAAAGAAATTGGCGGCAGTATTCGAACTGACTGCGAAAACAAGGTATTGCGTGCTAGCGACTTCAGGCATACGCCTGGCACCTACAAGATGGCGTTTTGTATAGATTTTCATGTGAAATACGGCATACAAAAAACTGTTTGCCGCGAGAGTAACATCTATAAGATCTACCCTCAGCCTACCGATATTAATCAGCAGATCGAGTATTACCAGAATCAGATTAATATCTTGCAGCAACAGCTTCAAGATAGCGGCGTTAGTAGTCCCAGCATGACCCTACCTCAGAGTCGGCAACCTAGCAATATTGGCGTCCCTGGAGCCACTACTTCCCCCTCTGTAACTAACAATACTACCAATAACACCACGAACAATACGACCAACAATCCGCCCCCAGAAGATGATAGCACCACGCTCAACCAGTTACCGGTGGTCGGTGGACTATTAAAGGCGATAGGACTATAATGCGAGTAAATCAAGCATAAGGAGATAATTATGCCCAGGCGACCAGTAAATGCACCCTACACAATAACCACTGAGTTTGGCGTACCTGACTCTTATGCTAAGTTTGGCCGACACTCTGGCGTAGATTATGCCGTCCCAAAAGGCCGGCCTGTTTACGCCCCTATTAGCGGCGTCTTGACCAATGTTGTTTCTCCTACTGGTGGTAATATGGTTTGTATTTTTGACGGCCAGTTTATGCACCGTAAGATGCACAATAACGCTTTTGCTCGTCAAAATGGCTCTGTTCAAGAAGGCGATATCGTTGCTTACGCTGGGTCTACTGGCCTGTCTACTGGCGATCATTGCCACTGGGACATCAATGATGAAGGCATCTATCCTACTTCCTTCTCTCGCTTTAAAGCTCCTGCCGAGTGGCTAGCTGGCGCATATCAGCCTAAGCCAGCACCTACGCCTACCCCCGCCGCAGATCCTAGAGCTGGCCTAGAGCCACATCAGCGCCGACTCTCTAACCCTGATGGCGTAAACCGCCGTTCAGCGCCTTCAACGGCCGCAGGGACACTTATCAAGGAAGAGCCATTTGATACAGATCCTTGGAACTTCAAGGGCTTTGTTAAAGGTGAAATGGTCAACGGTAACGACATTTGGTTTGTCGGTACTTCCGGCAACTACTTCTACTCTGGCGCTTTTCATGGTGGCGCCGACACTACTGGCTTGCAGGACCTAACCCCAGCTAAGCCAATTCCGGTACCAAAACCAGAGCCAATTCCTACCTTTGAAAAAGAGCTTAAAACTATTACCGAAGTTATCCCTGCTCACCCTAGTAACTATGAAGTCGGCAACTTCCCTGCCAAACCTACTGGCGTAGTGCTTCATGACCTAGGGACTGATGGCCGCGATACGCTTCAATCCAGTCTTAATCATTTTGGCAAAGAAAACACGACCGCGCCGCACATTACTATTAGTGGCAAGCGCAAGATCCAAAATGTTAGCCTGAAAAATCGCGCCTACCACGCCGGGCCGCAGGGTAACGATAAGATTGGTATTGAAATTGATCCAGACGTGGACACTAATCCCGATACCAAAAACAGCGTTTTGGACGTGCTTAAAGAGCTAGACACTATGTACCCTGGCCTGACTCGATACCTACATAGCCAGTTCATGGCTACTAGCTGTGGCGATGATGTTCAAAAGGCCAATCTTTTGATCCCGCCCGAAGCTCCTGTTTCGCCGCGCGATGAAGCTCAAGATAAACGGCTTACAGCTATCGAAGCAGCACTAGCGCAAATAAATGCATTTATTGCTAAAATAAAAGAGTTCTTTCCGTTCTTAAATAAGTAAAGGAGAATCTATGGAAGCAGTAATATTTATCGGTCTGGTAGTGGTAGCCATCACCCAGATAATTAAAATGTTTGTGCCGGCCGTCAATGGTGCGGTAACAATCATAGTCGCGCTCATCGTAGGTGCGGTAGTAGGTGCGCTCGATCAAGTCCTAGGCGTTACTGACGTAACTATCGCAGAAGGCATCGCTGGTGCCTTGAACGGAATCGGTCTATCTACCCTGGCTGGTAAAGCCGGCGGCGGAACGGCCGGTGATGGCGACTCGCGCGTTGTTTCTCGCGGATAATCTGACTCATAAAAAAAGACCGCCCTCGCATAGCGGTCTTTTTTGTTTGTTTTAAAACGCCTTTACAAGACGCCAACTCACAAAGTCAGTATAGCATAACTCTAATGGTTATGCTTAAATTATTTCGAGTATTGTACCTTTAACTAAACTCCACCTTTGCGGAATCTCTCAAACAGGGTAACGTATCTAAAACAAAAGTCGTTGAAAAAACAGGGAATATACTCACCTGACAGCCGCCCCTCACCTAAAGAGGGGCTTTTTGTTTGCAAAAATAAAGCCGCCCCTCAAGAGAATAGCAATTTTGGAACGCTGATATTCGAAGGGGCGACCACTGCTGCAATTATAGCAGTAACAGGGGTAGCTGTCAATAGGGTGCAAGTAGGGGTCTAAGATAGGGTGCAAGATAAGTGGTATAATGGATATGCTAAATAGGAGTAGTTTTATTAGCAAGACAATACCGTTTGAGCTTTTTTTTGAAGAGCTACCAAGCGCCGCAATACTAAGAAAACTTAAGCCAAAGCGTCAGTCGTAACAGATTGGCGCTTTTTCATATCAAGCCGCAGCTTGCGCCGGATATTGTCGCCTATTAGACGGTCATAACCGATCTCCACGACAATTAATTGCTCCTGATCCACGATGTCAGGATTGAAAGCCAACAGCCGCGCCTTACGCTTGCCGGTGATAATCATACCGAAAAATATCTGGACCTTATACTGAAGCGGTATTTTACTGGCGATAATGCCCTGAAGATCTGAGAGTGGCATTTTATCAGATATAAGCCCCTTGTGGCGCATTTCAATTAGCGCCTTGCACTCAAGCAGCCAGGCCCGGTCAATACCGTCCGGACTGTAGCCGGCGTTCGGATAGACGCTATTTGTTACAAAGCCTGGGCGCTGGACTTTAACTCGATACTTGCGCTCATATTCACGAATTGCCGCCACTTCTAGCGCGTGGCCACGCCTTGTGGCGTCGTTGCCGCTCCAATCTGAGTCTGGCAGCAATTGCTTGCCCTGGAGCAGCCTAATGGCCGTTGAGCCGGTCCACAGGCCCTTTCGCAGCAGTTTCCAGGCAGGACTGCCCTGTATGACGTCATGCCAGGTAATCAAAACCAAAGCTCCCCGCAACTATCACATTTCCAAATAGACACTTGGCCCATTAATTCATAGTGGTCAAAGTGTAGTTTACCGTCATCTTCGTTTGGACAGCTAGGTAATAAAAATCGAAGCCACCTCACAGCATTAATTCCAGTTCTTCTTTAATTTCTGGCCAATTCTCAGGATATACCACTTTAGCGTAAGACCAATTATTAAGCCTTTCAAGCGTAATTTTCTGAAGGGGTTGATATTTAGAACGCGCACTACCTTTAACTTCAAGCGCAAACCACAGACCACCGCATAGAGCAATAATGTCCGGGCAACCATCTGGTGTACCGACTCCCCCTGTTTTGATGACATAACACCCCTTTCCCTTAAGGTATTTGATAATCTTAGATTGTAATTGCCGCTCAGTCATTATCCAGTCCTTCGGCCAGGATCTCCAGCCCCTTCTGACTTTGAGCGAAGCCGCGCAGCCAGCCAGCAGTCATGGCTTTATTCTCCGCATAGTAAACGCCTTTTTCGTCTAACTGGGCGTGCGAAGGGGCCACCAGTTCGGTATAGTCGTCCACATAAACATCATCGCCGCCAAGCAAATTAATGGCCTTTGGCAGCTTACCATCAATCTGATCGAATACTAGCTCGATGGCCCGGAACCGGCCCTTAGTAACGTGCTTGAGTAAATTAGCCACGATCACCGACTTCACCTTTGGCTTATGCTCGACTGGCTTACCGTCTTCAATTCGCTTTTTATAAAGTTTGACTACCCGGATCACATCACGCGGCATCTTACGCATTTCCTTTAGCGTCTCGCGCAGTTTTGCGGTCGCAGGGTCATAACTAGCCGGTTCGCTGGCTTTAGCGCCTTCAGGGGCTTCTATTTGCTTCGGACCTTGCTCGATCTCCTTAGCGTTTACATACCGGGTGTAAAACTTAGGAACTTTGATCTCGATAAGTGTATCTTGTAGGCCATCAATGCGGTCGAAGGCCAGCTTTATAGCGGCAATGTCATCAGTGTCGGCACAGACCCGGACCAGGGAACAGAGTACCACGTCGTCCACGCTGGCCCCTTTGTCTTGCTCCAGAGCGATAAACTCACCCCAGTCAAGGTGTATTATTTCTTCAAATCTGGTTTTTAGACTAGCCATTAAAGATTCGCCATTAACTGTTGGTATGTATTATCAATAGTATCTTCTTTGACGCTTAATTCAATATCGCTGCCGGCCTTTTGGAACATACCCCAGCGCTGATGTAGCTCTGTCAGATCTTCCGGATTCCAGCCATTATGGACGTACCTAGTAATTAGTTTACCGTCTTGTCGGAAGGACGCGCGCTCAAACTCCATAATTTTAGCGGCGTGCGCGATGGCTTTTTTGCCTAGGGCCGTATAGCTTCGCTCGTCGCACCAGCGCTGATAGTCCTTAGCCAGCTCGGTAAAGTTTGTGAAGCCCCAGATATCAGTAGCAACCAGCTCTTCGAAGTAAGTCTCGGCGGTGTTGACCTCTTCGTCATAGTCTTCCTTGGCTTTCAGGGTTTGCTCGCTGAAGTCGTAGCTGTAGCTAGCTTTTTTGATAGCTACTGTCGTTTCAAGTATTTCGCCTAACAGGTCTGATAAAAAGTTCTCTTTGGCAAAAAGTCTTTCATCGAAGGTACTGTCTTGCGGAAATGACGCCTTAAATGGAATAGTGAAGGTGCGGCGCCGGACACCCTGGGTTTTGTCGGCAAAGGTAGGAATATTATTGGCGTTGAAGATCGTGTGGACGTTGCCGTCTACCTGAACACCGTCTTGGCTGTTAAACTTGTGGACGTTAAAAGTGCTATGCTCGGCCAGATTCTTATAGCCGCCAGTGTCTTTGACGTGGCCGTCGTTGGACTCCAGGCAGACATTGCCTAGCTTGCCGTTAATCATTGGCGTATCGCGCTCGTCTTCGATCTGCCGGACCGTAAGCTGGCTAAACCAGCGATTGTGCGTGTACGGCGCTTCGGAGCCGAATATAGCGTACAGCGCCTTTAGCGTGGTTGATTTACCGTTAGCGCCGTTGCCCAAAAACCAGAACACGCCGAACGGCTTTTTATGCATAAATATTGGCGCGATTGCTTTAATAATATCGTCGGCCAGATCAGAGTCGCCAAGCGTAACTTCTTCTAGCCACTCCCGGTGTGAATTGCCATCTGTTGGATTGACTGCCGTAGTATAGACGCAGTCTTCGGCCGCTACTCTGGTCGTAAACTTGAGCGTTTTCATATTCCAAACTCGGCCATTAGGCATGGCTATATAGTGAGCATATTTAGTGAGATCTTCGGAGCTAGTAAAAAATAAGTGTTGAAGGTCTTTGATCTGGGTTTGGCGTATGCCAGCACCATGAACGGTATAGCAGATCCGGGCAAACTCATCATAAGATAGCGGCTCCCAGCCCTCGTTGGCTCGGTACAGGACCGCGCCCCTGAATCGGACTATTCGATATTTTTGCTTAATTAACTGAGCCTGACGCTGTTTAAGCGACATTTTTTGCTCGGTGTTAGTAAGCTCTTCAGCCGACTTCTTCGCTATGTCTTTCTCGTCTTCTGCCATTGGTACCCTCTATTCTACCCCTGCGCTAATGCTTTTGCACGACACTATATCTGTGGTATGCGACTAGCTTGCTTGCGCTAGATCCCAGTGTTCCTGTTTAATGTGCCGCCCTAGCACGCTTTTATTTCGATGAGCAAACCAGCAATGCGGACAGTGGTATTGGACGACAGCTCGGTCTTTGCCAGCCTTGGCCGGGTCATATCCTAAGATGCCCGGATTGCGTTTTTTACCTAATTCAGCCATTTATCATAGTCCTGTGAGTAATAGGGTCCTTATCGTTTTTCTCGCAGTTGTCAGCAAAACTGAGCCACTGGATATTATCTAAAGTATACCCTTTTTTTGGATCTATACGGTCAATACTGGGTGAATCCCAGCGATTGAATCCGTTAGCTGCCCAGTCAAAATAAAGTGTTATGAAAACATTTAGATTTTGAAAGTCCTTACACCAGGCTATGAACTCTTCTTGTGTGCAAATTGGCTTGCCCTTAGCGCCGTTGCTCTGATGGCTCGCCACTCCGCGTTGACGAGCCAGCATATGAGCATAGCGTTTCTGCCAGATCCGGATAAAGTTATACCGGCGTTGCTCTGTCTGATAGGCAAGCGACCGTACCCTCTCGGCCATACCGCCCCCTATTTATTCAGTTCTTTTTGAACCTTCTTTTTAAACTCTTCCTGGCCTTGAGCATCACGCCGTTCGAAGTATTCTTTAAGCGCCAGCCGGACCACTTTACTGCGGTCCAGCTCCGGATCAGATTGAACTTCTTTTTCCAGCCTGTTAAATATAGTCATGTCGCCACCCTTTGCAAGATTGACCCCGATGAAGCCAGCTTGAGTTTGGCGTTTTCGTTTCTTCTCCGCCATGCTAAATATCCAGGTCGTCTGGCAAGTCAGAGTTATCAACCACTGAGCCGCCTACATCTTTAGCAACCTTTTGAGCTTCATCTTCCGGCTCGCCTTGTGGCTTGGCCGCGTAGTGCCAGATGTCGCCATAGCTGGTAGTTTTATATTTGCCCTGTGGCTCCGCGACTAGGAAGGCTTTTTTACCGATCATTTTGTCAGTAAGTAACTTGGCAGCCACGTCGCGCGCTTCAGCTAGATCTTTGATGTCAGCGAACAGCTTGCGGCCCAGATTGCGGACGGTGTCTTTCTTCTCTTCACCGACATTATGGACCAGAATACCTAGTACCTTAGCAACGGCCATCTGAGCGCCGCCCTCGGTATGGAAGTACAGAGTACAGATAGCGGTCTTGTCGCCGTCATCTGGATCCGCAACGGTAATATTGATGATTGGAGCGCCTTTAGTGGCTTTAACGTCCTTTTCGGTAGCTTCCACTTCACCGATAATCACTTCATGCGTGCCGTATTCGAAGCCTTTGCCGCCCTTGAACGGCTCGCCTACGTTATCAATTATGTCGTCAAATAATCCTGCCATTTATTTTTTATCCCCCTTATAGTAAGCATTAATTTTATCATTTACGACCTTAAGGTCATTAGGAACGGTAGCCGCATCAAACATATCCATTGGCGACTTTACGCCGGTACCGTCAGTTTTGACCTTAAAGACGAACTCGTCCAGCTCGACCGCAGATTGGAATACAATATTGGTCCAGCCTTCCGGATTATTGTTTTTGCGTGTAGCCTGGCCCAACGTCTTAAGCGCCAGGGTTTTAGACTCCAGGTCTTCCAAGTGGCCGAACAGGTAGAAGTTTTGCTCGGTGTCTTTATTCAAAATTGCCTGGACAATCTTATAAAAGTCCTTCGAGATCTTATCATAGACGTCCCACTTGTCGGTCTTTTCCGATGCGCCAAAGACTTCTTTAGTAAATAGGTAATTGACGTCATCAATAACGACAATAGGCTTTTTGGCGGCCTGGATCATCTTAACCACCTCTTCCATACTTTTAACGGTATGAGCCTTGATGCTATTGCGAAACGGTAGCTCCTTGCCGGTAGCCGTAATATAGGCGACCTCGTCGTTTTTCAGTTTGTGCAAGCTGGTAGACTTGCCGGTGCCGGGGTGTCCCAGCACAAATATTAATCGGGCCATATTATTACTTTCTCCTTCGCTTTTTACTTCTCTCAATAGTAGCTTCAGCCGTTAGAGCGCGAGCCTTCCAGTCATCACGATCCGCGGTCCGCTCGATCTCTTGATCGCGGACTTCGATACGCTTGACCAGGTTTTCAATCTTACGGCCAAGACCTTCGTTTGCCCCTAAGAGCTGGCCGGACTGGTGAGCAAGCTCTATTGCCTTAGCTACTAGTGGATCAAGCTGTTTTTTGGCTATTTGCTTACGCAAACGGTGTCTGCGCTCTTCGCCAGCACGCATATCGCGAGCCATCATATCTAACGCTTCGTCAGCCCGTTCAAGCTCGCGCTCTAGATCTAGATCGTCATCTTCGGGATAAAAGGTTGCCATTATTTTTTACCGCCCTTCTTGACTGCTTTACGTTTTGCTGGCTCAGGCTTTTTAGCGAGCTTGACGCTGGCCTGGGTGTGTCTTTCGACTAGGTCCAGATGGTCCATGATCTGTTCGACCTTTTCAATAAGCGTAAGTCTTTTAAGATTGCCTTTAGCTGATACACGACCAGCAAAGCCCGCAAAATAATGAGCCAACATACTGTCCATGACGCTTGGGGCATCTTGGCCAATTGTGTCTTCGAGCGCCTTAAGGCGATCATTGTCAGAGCGTAGCTTAGAGTAGTCCCGGTGCAAAAACTCGCCATGCGTTTTAGTTTGGCGCTCCAGATGGTCCAGGCGCTTAATAATTTGATTGTAGTTTTTCCTGCGAATAAACATTTAGCTCTCCTTCTTAAATTACTTCTATTTTTGGACGCCAGAATACAGGCGCCCAGGCTTCGGGCGTAGTACAGCCTTGTTTGACAACTTTAATGGCACGCTTTTCTCTGTCCAGGCCAAGAAAAATACCATCAACCATAGCGCGCCGCTTAAACGTACTGCGCTGGTGAGGTGTCGGCTTTAGCCGGGCTCCCCATTGAAGTTTTTTGGCTTGCTCGATGGTCATTGCTTAACCTCTTCGATCTGAACGGTGCCAGGGTAGTCCTTGCCGCTCTGGTCGTCAAAATGGCCTACAACGACAGGCTTGCCGTCCACGACCTTAACGATGGTGCCATGCTTGTATACGCCGGAGCCAACGCCGGTGTAGAGTTTAAGTGTGTATTTAGCTTCCGCCATATCAACCCTTTCGTTTATGCACCGAACCGGCGCGTCTTTAACATTATGCCAACTGCAAGGTGTCCAATTAAGCCAGGCCAGTCGGATTCCAAAAATAACCAAAAGTATCGCAGCAATAGCTAGTATAGCCAGAACTGCTATACCTATCGAGGTTTCGGCTTCGCGTGGTGAGTGGCGTCCAGTGTCCGACATTATTCTGCCAGCTCTATCTTCTTAGTGATGTACTGAGTTTCGGTAGTAACAACACCGGCTGGCAACTCGCCAGTAAGCGTATGCTGGGCCTTGATTTTCTCGGTGTCAGGAGCCAGCTTTTTGAACTGGTCATCAAGCTCGTCCGGATCAGTAACTTTATAATTGGTGCGCGACGCCAGGGTGATGTAGCCTGTAATCCCGGTTAGCTCTGGATCGAACTCGATCTTAGGCACATTGGCGTCTATCATGGCCTGTTTGATAGTTTCGGTAGCTTCTTTGGCTTCCTTCTCGGCGGCCTTGAGCTGCATTTCCAGCTTGGCATATTTGCGTAAAGCCGCCACCGCCTTTTTGGTGTTCGGATTCTTTACTAATTGCGTTGATTGGTTTGCGGTCATATCTCTCCTTAATCTAATAATTTATAAAGTTCTTCTTCGACGCTTGGCGACTCCGCGACTGGCTCCGGGGTCCGGTAGCGATCTTCAATGCTTTGATGCATCGCTTGGCCCTTTGGCGCGTCGTCCGGGCAATACCATTTGGATTTACCCAGGAGCTTGATGCGCCACCAGCCGTCGTGGTCGGTGCCGGGTTTAACGAAGCCGCGCTTTCCGCAAGTCCTACATTTAACCGGCAAGCCGATTTCTAGCAGCGCGTGGTCCATTACTTCACGCGAACTTTGATCTTGTGAGTAGATGGAATGTGTTTGACTTCGATTTTTTTCACCCTCGACCACCTTTCTGTTTAGCGTTCCTTGCTGAACCTCTTAAGCCTATCAAATATATTAAAATATGTCAATAGTTTCTTTAGGCTTCTTTTACAACATTTTCATTGGTAATCGTGATCGTGAACTTCACACCTAGCTTTTGCATATCAGCTACGAAGCCGTTAATATCTGGGTTATGTCTACCCTCAACGACTTCAGGGTCTAGATTCGACGGCTCGCTATTAGCCGGTTTCTTAACCCGGACGGATCCAACCACCGAATAATATATACTCCTAGGCTTGTCGCCTTCGTGCTTCATGATGACGCCATCGCGGATCATACGCTTTACGAAGGAGTGAGCATTAGCGCTGGTACTAAACTGACCTACGCGCTGTAATTCTCCGGTCTTGATATATTCTCCGGCTGGCTTTGATTGTATGTATTCAATTATTAGCTTGCGCCGCAAATTAGTTTTCTTGGTTTTATTTAAATGATTTAGATCGTATATCTTCCCACCAAGACTAATTCTGCTTGCTTCCATCAGTCCATTACCTCTATTAGCGCTTTTAATATAACAGCAAGTTCGGCGCGCTGTACCGGAACGTGCTGCTTTAATGGATCTTCGAGATCCTTGATTAATTCAAGGATACTCACTCCACAAACCCTTCACATACTATATTATCAGGGCAGTCAAGGCAGCCACTAAAAACGGTATGCCTTCGCCGGGTATGACCACAGTTTTTACACTTCTGATCTTCGTTTACTGGTTTGCCTTCCTTTTGCATAATTATCTCCAATCTTTATGCTTAGGTAATATCTTGCGAAGTATGCCCCGCAATAGTTTTCTCATGCGACTCCTTTCAATTGTTTATCGAACTTAGCAATATCCTGATCCATAGTTAGGGCCTGTTCGTTTAGGCCAGCTAAATATAGACCGTCAAGACTTCGAACGCGACTCAGGGCTACATAGCCCATGCCTGGCGTAAATGCCTGGCTCAGATCAATCAGGGCAGAATCCAGGCTCATGCCCTGGCTCTTGTGGACCGTAACGGCCCAGGCCAAGCGCAAGGGGTATTGTGAGACTTCGGCTATCACGCGGCGGCCATTGTCGCTGTAAGTCTTCCAGCTATGTTCGTGGACCGCGATGTCATCACCGTCAGTAGTGTGGACCACCGGCTGGCCATTATCTCGGAACCGGATCACCCGGCCCCGCGTACCGTTGACGAAGCCTTCATTAAAATTATTGGCGCAAAACATCACTTCGGCGCCGACTTTAAGCTCTAGCACTTCAGGCACTAACAGGCTACGCTTCATGGCCGCAATCTTGTATTTATCGCCGCTAGTTATCATCTGGAAGCGCCGCGTCTCGCCTGGCAATTGCAATAAGCGCTGCCGATTCAGAGCATCTACATCTACGTTGTGAGTATAGAGCCGGGTTATACGCTCATCATCAGGTGGTAGCTTGCGGCTCGCAAGGCGCTGTCTTGACTCGACCGTTAGCTTACCGGCCCGCATTTCTCTTAACACGTTAAGTAAATTATCATCAGCTCCCTGGCGGTGTTGCTCAGTTAAGTAGCAAGTCTCCAGCTCTGCGCTCTTCCAGGCGTCCGACAGATGCACATAGTCAATCCGGCTTGAGCCTTTAGTAACCGGCGGCAACTGGAATAGATCGCCTACGAATATTACTTGTAGGCCACCGAAGGGCTTTTTGGTACGCCGAAGCCATTGGGCCACGCGATCTACCATATCGAGCCGCGAGCCATGAAGCATTGAGATCTCATCAATAATCAAAATGTCGCAAGCATTATATTTTTCAAGCAGATATGGCTTGAAGCTCATCTTATCAATTTCCCAGTCGTTAATAGTGTCGCGGATCCCCAGTCCGGACCAGCTATGGATTGTCTGGCCGTTAATATGGCTGGCGGCAATACCGGTGCTGGCTGTAATTGCTATCCGCTTGCCGGAGTTTCGCGCCCAGCGTATGAACTCGTTAAGCGTATACGTTTTACCGGCTCCCGGCTCGCCAGTCAGGAATATATTATCCCCGGCGATCATTTTGTCTATGGCTTCTTGCTGTGTCATCACTCCCCCTTTGAATTATTATCTTTTGGCCAATCACATAAATATTCTTGCCTAAATAGATCAGGGCCGTCCGGTCTGGGTGCTTTAATCTTGTCCAGCTCGGCTTGCATTTCTGGCGTCCAATCCTGATATTCTTCAAAATAAACGATCTTATGATCTATGCGCTTCTTGTTTAGCTTAAGCCAGGTTTCAGTATCAATGGCCACGAACTCAGGGTGAACATATATAAATGTTTTGCCCTCTTGCGCCCACTTCAGGCACTTAGTAAACGCCTTCCAAGTTTTGCCAGCATAATTCATTTGACTTCCTTAAGCTGAAACTCTATTACCGTTGTCTCGATACCGGCAGTACCATCTTCAAGCCAATACTGTTTGGGGTACCAAATCCTAAAAGCATCAAGCGCGACCCACTGAAGCGAGTTCGGATTCTTGCGATAATACTTAAGAGCCGCTTGAGCTTCTTTGCCTAAATCTTGTTTACGCATCATCTGTCCCCTTTATATCGGCTTCAACCACCGAAACACTATTAACGCCAGTAATAACGATCCCAGTAATGCCTTTGTAGCCTTCAATTGGCGTACAGACTCGGCAACTAGGGTTATGTGTGTGAATAACCCCGGCTTGCTCGTATAATTCTTCTACGCGCGCCATTATGCTACAATCCTGGCAATTGTTTTTTTGATCTCGGCTTGCAAATCTAATAGCTCGTCCAGAGATATATAGGCTAGAGTCTCATAGCGCTGGCCTTCCTGCTTCAAGCCTTCTTGCTCGATCCACAGCTCAGCATTGCGCGTATCTGTAGCTCGATAGCTCAGTTTTATAGTGGTCGGCTTGCCGCCAAACCCTGCTTTTATAGTCATACTTCCGCCTTCCATAATTTATCGTTAAAATCTCGCTTTTCACGCAAGCAGCGCCAAATATCCCGATCCACCGTATTTTTGACATTGAACAGGTAATACAGGCACTTCTTGGTCTGGCCGTTCCGGTGCGTGCGGCCAATACTTTGTTCGAACTCCTGGTAAGAATATGTCGGACTGAAATATATCGTTACATTGGCCCACTGAAGGTTTAAGCCGGTACTGGCGCTCTTGTAGTGCGCGACCAGGACAGTGTTATCTAGCTTGGCGTCGGCCGTAGGTAAAACATCATGCTCCTCGCCGTCATAGCGCATAATATGCTTGTCGGTCTTGGCCAGGGCTTTTAAGATCGCCTTGCGCTCGGATATGTAATTGTAAAATATCACTATATTGTCTGAAGTGTCGTTGACCACTGACAATAACTGGTCTAGCCGCCCATTTGTGGTTGACTGCCTAAGAACAGAGAGCAAGCGGCTAGAGTTATCCAGCAATTCATCAGTGTTAGGGTGTTTGCGGGCCACCTTACACGTTGCATAGATCTTAGCGTCCTTTTGTGGCAACGTGATATTTACGGCCATCAGGCGGCGGCTCGGTAGCTCTGCGGCCTGTTCGCGTGATAGCTTATAGGCGGTGCGCCTTAGCTGGCCCTCAAGCTGGGGAATATTGTTATAGCCAATAATTTCAGGAAAGCCCTTAAAGTCTTGGATTCGGCAATATTTATTCTTAAACTCGGTGATCCCTTTCGTAAAGCCAAACAATTTAGAGTAGCCAGCGAAGTCAATCCAGCCGTTAGGCATTGGCGTCCCTGATAGGCCAATAAACAGGCCGCCGCTCTGCTTTATTTCAAGTATGGCCCGGCTCTGCTTGCTCTGCGGATTCTTGAGCGCGTGGCACTCGTCAGCAATAACATCATAAATAGTGCCGCCATTGCGTGCGCCAGTGAATTGCCAGTGGCGCGGCCGCTTGGTGTCTTTGTCCTTTAAGCGTAAGCTCTCGTAACTAATATAGGTGATGTCTGGCATGGCCAGGCCAAACCACCGGACGGCTTCGCTCTCCCAGTCGCCAGTTCGAATCTTTGAAGCTGGAGCCACAATCAGTAGCTTGCGGCCGGTATTCTGCCGCTCCCAGTGTGCCAGGCTCATAAGAGTTTTGCCTGTCCCCAGGTCTGCGGCCATAATGCAACTGGCCGGAAGCCGGGCTAGGTACTGCTCTTGATAGGGATATAATTGCATATCAGCTCCAAAGTTATGTTTAATAAAATACTATTGAATAGGATTGCGTCAAAGAAGATTATCCAGCCGAAGATCGCGGCCCACTTAAGCAACCTCATGTTGACGCCTATATTTTGGTTTTAGTATTTTTCTTTTGCGTATCTGTTGGCGCATTGGTTTGCGCGGTATGCCCTTCTCGTATGCCATCATAGCCATTGCCTATATTTCCCACTATTGTAAACCGACCACGCGCCGTAGCCTTGGCCCTTCCAGATACGGTGAGCGCACTCGACGTTGACTTTGATGTCATGAGCGTCGCACCCCTCGCGACCTGGCAGGATCCGAACCTGTAATACAGAAACGGAGTAGCCATAAGTCCGGCCGTCAATTTGATATGTTAAATGGCCATCACCTGTAGCGTCATAGCGGCAGCCGGATTCGGCTTGAGCTATAGCAGTCATGGTATTCACGTCCCAGTCGGGATATTTTGCCACTTCCTGCCTAACAGCTTCGCAACCTGTTACTGGTGTGGTCGGCGGATTTATTGGCGCTGGGTCAGTCGGCAGCGCCACCGCCGTTATTTTACCGTTGGAGCCGCTTCAGCTTTTGGAGCTACAGCAGACACCGCCTTGTCAATGTCGGCCTGGTGCTGGTTTGCAAAATACATACCGGCCACGAAAGCCACGATTGAAGCTACCAGGACAGCGATCACGATATCTTTGAAGTGTTCGCCCTTGGTCTTTGCGTACTTTTTGGCTGGCTTGCTAGGCTCGGCCTGATTAGTTTTATTGTTAGACATTTCTGTCCTTCCCACCGCTTAGCGGTATTTATTTTAATGGTGGATTGTCTAGTTTTAGGGCTTCACAATCATCGGCCACGATATCAGTAAGGAAAGTCCCCTTCTGAAAATATGCAAGTTTCATCAACCAGATCGTCCAATTGATCGTCTGACTGCTCTTGATAGATTCGCAAATTGGTGTAACCCTCTGAGCGCCACTGTTTAATTGCTTGCTTCGCTTCGGCTTCCGTATCAAACCAATCGTCTCGACAATCAGTAAATGCGTGGTAAGTAGTAACAATCATATTATTTGCCTTCCGCTTTCGGTGTGTTAGGTTCGACTTGATCGGGTGTGAAATATACTGCCGCCGCCCGGCCGCCTTTGGCTGTTTTGCCGTCAACGTCCGTTTCATATTCATCAGCTACGAAGGTCCAAACACTGAGCTGTCCCTTTTCACCCTTCCGCACATGATAGCCGCGTGTCAGCCATTGTTTGAAGGTCCCGCGCTCCCAGTCATCAGCCGGGCGCTTAGGCTGGACCGCGAACAGCTCAGCCATAGTCTTTTTGACTGGCGCTGGCTTGCTATATCCGCCCTTGTGGTAACGCGAAGCGTTGCCGCCTAGTTTCGCGTTGATGTCTTTCCAGGCTTGGCCATGCCACACAGCCTTTCCGGTCTGATTATTCTGCTCTGCGATTGCGTGAGCCAATTCATGTATAAGCGTCTGTTCGACCTCATCAGGGCTGGCATTTTCAACAAAATGCTCATGCATAACGATCTTATTAAGGCCATGCTGGTAATAGGCCAGCTTATTGCCATAAACATTATCAACGAACAGCTTTGGCGTCTCGACTTTATAGCCCTGCCGATAGGCATAATTGACTAGATTGTCTAGCTTAATTTTCAGGTCAACGTATTGCATAGTTTTTTACACCTTTACTATGTGATGATCTCACGCTTGCCAAGTACGTTATTTCTAGCGTATCGGTTTGCCTTCCTGAAGCGGAAGTGTCTCATTTGGCCGCTAAGTGCTACGCTCTTTGGCAAGTGAGAGATCACCTTAATTAATATGGGTAAGCAGTTTTTGATTCAATCACTTGCTCAGGTGATTCGGCCAGCGTTCCTTTGCTTGACTGAACCCCATTATAGGGCATGGATTAAAGTATGTCAATAGTTTTTTTAATGGTTTGATAGTGTAACAGGGGCGAAAATGTGCAGATTACAACGCTTTTGAGGAAATAACAGAGGTAGTTTTATTAAATAATGTTACAGCTACTTGTCAAAACTTGCAATGTAGCTGTAACATTTTATAAATAGGTAGAACATGAGTTTCTAACAGATGCAACTAGGTCCGGTCAACACGCCCGGCGAACAGGGAAAACTGCTGTTACAGCATCACCTGTTTACACTGAAAAAAAAAAAAGAATATGCCCATAGAAAAAATATCTCAGTATGACTCATTGTTCCTGTAACAATGTAACAATTCTTTACAATGTTTCATCATATGCGTCAATGGTTGCATATGATAGATGATAGTCTACCCCTGTTATGGCGTGTCGCTCAATGAACAATGTGCGACATGGTAGGTACGCATATAACATAATATGTATCATGTCAAATACAATTGCTTGTGCGTGGCGGTCAACGACTGGTGCGCCAGGTGTGGTCATATGGACAACGCATAGAGGGGCGGGGGTGGTACATTTGCGGAGCGTTAGGAGCGTATACATCACTTCCCAGATTTTCTATAAAAAATTACAGAAACTTATTAGACCATAAAACTATTTCTTACGCAAACGCCTAAAAAATAACACCGCGAACCCTGCCGGGTCTGCTATAATTCGACTGTAGTTAAACAAGGATTTTTTATGGCTAATTCAAAGAACGATGACAAGAAAACTAATCAGGAAGACGTTAAGGCTCGGCCACAGCATCAGGGCAAAGATCCACTGGCTGGTGGCGAGCGGCTTTATAATGACCAGAATACGGAGTCTGCTACGCATTACCGGTCTGACGAGTCTGAGCTGAAGGCGGAGCGTTCGCCTAGCCAGGTTGCTAAGGACCAGGAAAAGGCTGACGCTGAGTCGCGCGAACGTGATGAGCAGATGAGCCAGACGGTCAACGACCAGGCTAAGTTGGACACTGTGGACACTAGCCAGGCTGACGACCAAGGGACTAAGGCTGACTTAGTGCCGCCTACTGGTGCGAATCGGGAAGCTGCCAAGCATAATGCGACTGCTGACTTGTCTCAGAAGGACTCGCTGGAAGCTAACAAGTCTACCCCGGACGCTGCCGATAAGCCCGGCAAACCGGCTGACAAATAACCACTGACGCGCGATAGCACGTCAGACTGTCAATTAATTAAACGAATAGGATTTTATGGCCACTCCATTTACGAATCAGAATCTTGCTCATGCTAACCGCAAACAGCTTCGTGCTATTGCCCGGAATATTAACGTGCGGCAGGAATCGGCGATCATGACTACTCCCGGTCTTCGGACCGCAGTCAAAGCGAAATAGGTTGTGCTAAAATAGACTCACTAATTAAGGGGGTCTATTTTTATGGCAGATCAAACATTTGGCCAAAAGGCTATGGGCGTATCATTTAATCCAAGCGGCGACGAGAAAGTGGCCCGACTCAAAGAGCTTTACGCGGAAATTGCCGACATCTTAAATGATGATCGCGGCGACAATCGTGATGAGCGTGCGCGGCTCGCGAGCGTGGCAATTACTGAAGCTCAGGGCGCCCAGATGTGGGCAGTAAAAGCTGTAACTTTCGAGCGCGAATAGTGCTACACTAAAGAAAACAAACACATCGCGGCTTCATACACCTTCCTATAAAAAGCCCAGGTTTTTGCGTTCCTGGGCTTTTTGCTTGTCTGGTTTACATTAAGTTGACATTGAAAAATTAGCGGTTTACAATTCGATTTATGGAAATACTTAAGCTGGCAAAGCTACCACTAGAAGCAGCAAGGTTTGCAGGAAAGCAATTGCTCGGTGGTGCTTGGGGTGAGCTGCCAGCTATGCCCCAGGGCGAGATTCGTCGTCCGGTCCGGGCAAGTATCAGTTATTACAGCACCAGTCCTGAAGGGGCGCCTGTTGTGCCGGCAAATATTAGTCTCGGCGAGGAATGAAATTGTGGCCAAAATACAGACGTGCATTGCTCGCGGTTGCGTGTTTGATTTTGGCCATACTATTAAGCACAGTTTTGAATATGTTGGACCGGTAGGGACATGAGCGACGCCGAAACTTTGCTGGAAACGAAAGAGCTGGATAGCCGCCAAAATGACGGCCTGACCGTTACGCTCTGGTGGGTCAAAAATACGATGGACACCTTCGTTACTGTACTCGATACCAAGACTCAGCCGCCAGTCGAGCATCATATTGACGTACCAAAAGGTGTTTTGCCGCACGCTGTTTATTATCACCCTATGGCATATTTGCCGGAAGATCCGAAGGCCGCATGAATCATTGGCTAGACTCGACGGTTAAAAATTATCTTCACTATTTTGGCGAGACTCAGGAGCCGGTTGTTTGGGAAGTCGGATCGCGCGATGGCGATGACGGCGTTGAGCTGGCTAAGCGCATTTATTCGGGGACTGAGTTTTGGGTAGACGCTACAATCGTGGCGCTTGAACCGAATCCGGACCAGGTTGAAGTTATCAAGGAGCGGCACCCGGAAGTCCAGATTTTTGAAGTGGCTGCCAGTAATGCAGTCGGGCGCGCACCGTTTATGGTTTATCATGGCGACGAAGGGGCGGTTGGATCCAGCTCGCTTAATTTGCGCTGGAAGGGGGACGATCTTGAGGGTCATGTTATTCACGTTGAAACTAATCGCCTTGAGCATCTTATTGGCTCTGATTCTATAGATATTATGAAAATTGATGTTGAGGGCCACAGTCTACAGGTTCTTGAGGGGCTGGCCGACAAGCTCAAACAGATTAAGGTTATGCATATCGAGACGGAAGAGTGGACCGGCAGCAATAAGGAAGTCGAAAAATATATGAAGTCTTGCGGCTGGACGCTGGTTGATGTGATGGAGCAATACGGCGGTATGCCGGATCAGGTCTGGATTAATTCGGCAATTCTTGCCGATTAGGTGGCTCGGTCCACTTCCAATTATAGTAGCTTGTATCTTGATAAGGTTCCCAGCGAAGCGCGCTAACTGGGACCCGGCAAAATCCGGTCAGTTCGTCTTTGACGCCCAAGCCGACAATTAGCTCTTCGCCCTCTTTGCCTTCGGCCCAGAGTAGCGCGGACGCGAACTCGATAGTCTCCTTGAGCTTTTCGCGCCAGCCGACGTTGAAGTGGAACATCTGACTATGATGTGTTAGTCGGCCGGTTTTGTCCCACTTGGCCGCGAGCGTCGCATAAGTGCGCTCAGCCAGCACCGAAGTAACTATATGCATAAGCGATAAAAAGCCGTCTTCGTATTCGATTAGTGGCGTGCCGTTATGCAGGAATAAGTCGTTATCTTCGCCGATTATTTGGCCGTCCAGCACAATTTGAGTCGGCGAGTAGATGAAGTCGAATAGCCGCGCCGGTTTTTCTGGCGGCGACCAGTTTTTTTCGCTGTGATCGAACGGCATACCGAAGTCTTTAAGCAGTTTATAGGTGCCAGCTTCGTAGTCAATCAAGATCTCAGCTTGCCAGGACCGGTAGTCATGCTTCATTGGCAGCAAAATTACGCCAATACCATGCAAACCGTCGTCGCGCCAGAACAGGCGGACGTCTTCGATGCCCCACTGGAAGTATTTGTACTCTTTTTCGGGCTTGACCTCTTTTAAGTCAGTAATTTCAAAGGTCTTTTCGTCAAACTTGCCGACGTGCAGGAAGTTTTGATAATGCATCGGGTGATTGTAGCCCTCTGGTCGGTGTGGCACATGAATACAGGACCGGATTGACGCCCAGATCTGGCCGCTTGGATCGCGTGCTAGGCCCGGATTATAGTGAACCTCGCCAGTAACGCCCTTGATTGGCGTGATGATGACTTCAGTATCTAACTTCTCGATATTCCCGTCTTTTACTAGCGTATTTATTCCCATGTGGTAATATTAGCACAAGTAATAATAGGCAAAGGAGCGCTAAATTATGAACATACCATACCTACTTAACTGTCTTAAAACGACCAAATACTCAGATCTGGTTACAAATATTGATCTGCCACTTTTGGACATCAATCTTTTGCTTTGGGAAGCCGAAGCCGCCGGAGAAATTGAAATTGATCGTGATAAAGACAGAATTAAGGTATTGGTAGATCCTTTCCCTTGGCGCGATGAAGGCTTGGCTAATAAAATTATTCGCGCAATCCAGCACTACAATAGCAAGGAGCGAAACCTTACTGTTGGCGCTCTAAATAGCTGGGTTAAGACGCCGGGCATGGATCATAATTACCCTTGGCACGAATACGTTGCTACGCTTCAGTCTCTAATTGATGACGGCCAGGTGCTTGAGCATGAGATTAGCGTACCGAAGTCCGGCAAGCGGCCATATCATAAGTTCGTCTTCCTGTGTTTGCCCGGTAATCCAAATGAAGAGTGGAACGCGCGAGAAGTCAATAAGTTTATTGCAAGTTGGAAGCCTAATAAGGTAAAATAAAAACGGTGATAACTCACCTTGTCTTCTGCCAAACAACCCCTGCCTAAAAACAGGGGTTGATTTTATATACTTATGCTAAAATAAAAATATGAACTCTAATACTTTGATAACAAGGAATTAATCTTATGGCTGGCGTATATTGGATTGGACAAAACGGTAATACTTATGTAAGAAGTGAAGGCTTAAAGGGTGTTCAAGATTATGGCAATCTTGGCGGACGTTTACCGGCTCCGTATGCTCCCGGCGCCCTAACCCTAATTCGCGATCCGGCTCTTCCGCCTGAAGCGTCTCCAGCTCCGACTGGTGGCGGTGGTGCTGCTCGTCCAGGTCTTGACCAAGTGTCAGTTAATAATACGCAGTTGGCGATTGACCAGCTCCCTGCTCAGATGGCCGCAGCTATGGGTACTGAGAGTCAGCGTTATCGCAATACTATGGCCGATTTTGATGCTCAGGAAGCCGGTCAGCGTAAAACTTTCGACCAATCTACTACCACTAACCAGCAAAACTATGACTCTACTTTCATGGATTCAATTCGTGCTGGAATTAAGGGACTTGGTGGCCTGATGAACATTTTGCGCGGTACTGGCGCTTCAGGCGGAACTGTTGAAGGCGACGTGCGCGATATTGTTGGTGAAGTTACCGCCAAAGATATTCGTACTGGGGCCGACACTCAAAAAGAAAACCAGACGGCGCTTAATACTTCCCTGGAAGGCTTTTTGGGCGAACTGGGCCGTAAGCGGCGCGTTAATGATGACACTTTTGAAAATAACAAGCGTGCAATTCAGCGTGATTCTGAGACTCAGATGCAGGATCTATTTAGTAAAATGGCCGGCTTTTATGGCGAAGCTGGCCGAACTGCCGAAGCCGATACTTGGAAAGGTCGTGCTGGTAGTTTGACCCCTAGTATTGCCCGAAATAGCATGACAGCACTTAGTAATTATGACAACACTCCAGTTGTTGTAAAAGCGCCAGAATTGACGGCATTTGCAGCCCCTACTCAGCCTGACGCAATCGCTGCTCCGTCTGACGGCCAAGTTGGATCCGGCATCTTCACTATGACTGACCGGCGCCGCCGGGAGCCAGCTCTAGCAGGAGTTTAATTTAAATGGCGTCTTTTTTCACTAGGGCGCTGGATCGGTTTACGCCCTGGGATCGAAAGGGTGAAGTTCAAAGACGCCAGCAACGCAAGAAAAAAGAAGAAGAGGAGATCCGCGCCGCGACTCCTTCTATTGCTCCATCACGTCCACAATCCGGCTCAGCGCTGGATCGAGTAATTAAGCCAAAGGCTCCGGTTAATATCTTTGATGATATTAACAAAGGTTTTGTGTTGGGCAAGCCTAGCACTCCTGCTGTCGTTACTAAAACTCAAGAAACTAAGCCAGCACCAGTACTGCCCCCAGGCACCGTAGTTAAGCCGCCTGGCCTACAAGTTGGCCCGGTTCGTCAGGCAGATATCCAGCTTCCAGATGGTCGAAACGCCAGAGATTTACCGGCCGCGCCTAAAAAAACTGAAATGGCCAAGCCAAAGCAGGGGCTTGGCAATCGTTTTCGCGATATGTTCGATGCCAATACTGAGTCTGATAAGTGGCGTCGTCAAGAGGGCAATAAAAACCTCAAAGAAGGCGAAAAAAAGAAGGAAATCGTCTTAAAAAATCCTGGTAACTTGATTAGCCGGACTCCAGTAGTCGGTACCACGACTAAAATGCTTAATACTGCTGCGACTCAGATAGCATCACTGCCATCTACGGTTGGCGGTCAGTTTGCTACGTCTGAATATAGCGCTGCTACCGAAGAATACACGAAAGCGGTTAAATCTGGCGATAAAGGTCGGATCGCGAAGGCAAAACAGCGTGTCGGTAATGCCGTTGACCGTCTTGACGATTACAATGCCCAGCAGGACGCCGCGCACTCGATGTTCGAGAAAAATAAGGGCGGCCTGTTTAACGCTGGTACTCTTTATGATGAAAAAGGCTCGAAGTCCGGCGATATTAAAACTGGCGTAAAAGACGTAGTCTTGCCGACTGCTGTAACGGCCCTTGATCTGTATACTCTGGGTAGAGGTAGTGCTGTCTCGCAAGGTATAAAGGAGCAGGGCTTAAGGACTGGCGCGCGTAGCCAAGCTGGGAATATTGGCAAGGCTGCTGTCGGTAATTATGGTAGTGGCGACTTAAATGCTCGATCTGAGGGGGCCAGCAACACCGAAGCTGTTAAGGCTGGTATTATTAACTCAATTCTGGGCTTGGCTCCAGATATTGCTCTGCCAGCACTCGGCAGGAGCTTCCGCGACCGCGTTGTGCCGCGTATTTTTAGGGGTCGTGGTGTTAGTGCGTCTGATGTAGTCGAAGAACTAGATGATGCGGCTATTTCGGCCAGCGCTGAAGCCGCAAATCAAGCTCTGCGACCAAAGCCGGTTCAAGTAACTAAAGATATTCCAGTTCGAACCCCTGATGATCCGCCAGTACCAGTACCGGTTGTGCGCGGCCCTAGTCGTAGGCCACTTATTAAGGAATTGGAAGGCGATTTTAACTTCCCTACTTTTGAAAAACTTAATCAGATTCGGGTCGAAAAAGCTCGGACCGATGCTGATGAGTTCAATGCTGGCGCTCGACCAGACTTTAGGCTCGAAGGTGTAACGCCACGCGCCACAGGACCGTTCAGGCTCGATGAAAACGTCGTTATTGGCAGTCAAGACGAAGCAATTGACGCCTATGCCGGCTTTTTGCGCCAAGTTGGTGAAGGCAACGGCGTTGACATTGTAGATGGCCGCCGCGTCTCAAATAACGTGCGCTTCGGCGATACTGCCGGCCAGCGCATGACTCAGGCCATGTGGCGCGATGAAGCTGAACGGCAATTGAAAGCTGGCAAGGCTGATCCAGCTATCCAGAAAATGTTTGATGACGCTGCGGATCCAGAGGTTCAGTCATTAATCGCTAGAGGTGATACTACTGAAGAAGCGCCTGTAGGCCGTCCGATTGAAGTAAAAGAAGCGACTAGCATACCTGTTCGCGATGAAACTGTCGTGCCTACAGATATGCCTGAAGCTCCTGGGGCTGTTAGGGTTACTGCCCAGGCCGCGCCAATGAAGGATAGAACTGAAGCTATTGCCGCCGCTCCGGTCGTTTCAAGTCCCCCTCGGCTGCCAGCAGAAACTCAGGCTATTTTGGATAATCCACAGCAATTTAATAAGCGTCAGGTTGCTGCTGCTCGAAATCAGGCAAAACTGGCACGTCAGAAGGCTAAAGCCGATGAGGGCGTAGCCGATGCCCTGACGCGCATTGAAGCTGCTAAATCACCGTCCAGCCCCCAGCCTGAAGGCTATGCGTCTACTGGTCAGTTTGATCGCGGCAAGAAGGGTAATGTCTATGAGGTTGCTAGCCGCGAGACTGAAGCTGTTGCTGGCCAGCAAGAAATGGCTGCTCGCTCAGTTGATGATCTACTTGCTGAAGTAGGAAGCAAAGAGTCCTTTACCCCTGGCGACAGGCGCCGGATCTCTGCCGCGCTTGAAAACCTGGTCAAAGCTAACCCTGAAGACACCGAAACTCGCATGATTCTTAAGAAGTTGCAGTCGCAAAGCCGTACTGAACTGGCCCAGGGCTTGGCAATGTGGCCACGCGTCGTCCGGAAGTCTTCGACTGCCGACACCCTTACTGGTAGGTGGGAGAGTAAAATCGCTAGGGCGCTCGATGATCCTAGTAAGATGAAAGACGCCGACTTTGCGGAAATCCAGGCTAAAAATGAAGCGTTTACCTTAGCTCGCGACACCGCCGAACGGCTTAATGAACAGTTCAAGCGAACCGGCAGTGAAGCCGACTTTAAAGCCTGGGAAGACGCCTTTACTGCTGCTCGCAAGGCCGATGAAGACGCTAAGTTTGCAGAAATTGCTGTTGCTAAGCGTGTTCTTAAGGGTGAAAAGGGCGCGCACGTCAATAAGGTGCTTGATGATCTTCGCAAAGAGTCTTCGGTCAATACGATGGATCTTGTTACCTCGAATATGCTGTCTGGTACTGCTACCGGCTTCCGCAACACCTTTGGTACGGAGCTGGCCGGTATTGAAAACCGCGTTGGTGCTAACTTCCGGGCCAAGGTCGTGAAGGGTCTATTTGACGAAAATGTTGGTGGCTTCAGTCGTCAAGGCGCTCGATTAGGCCGCAAGATCGGTATTGTTAAGCTCGGTCGCGATGCAAGGCGCCGCGCTGAAATTGGCGGCAAGAATCCTCTGGAAATGGCCAAAAACTGGGCCACGACTATTAACTCTGGTGGCGAATCTAGCATACAATCTCAAGTTTATTCTCGGCTTGGTAAGTATTACCAAAATCAGTTGAAGGAGCAGGGCGTATCTGGCAAGGAGCTTGATATGCGTATGCGCCACTCTATGTTGACCGATCCAGACGGCATGGCTGACACCTACCTGGACGCTTCCATGAAGTCTAGCGGCTTGACCGGTCTGTTCGACAAGGGACAAACCATCGAAAAAGCTGTAACTGATTATGTAGGGCGTCAAACCGATAATAAGATGCTCCAGGGTGCTTCAAAGCTAATTATGCGCCTGGCTGTCGGCTTCCCTACTGCTACTACGAACTTCCTATATCAGTCCGGTAAGCGTCTGGCTGTTGGTGTGCCATCTTATATTGAAATGGGCGCTAAATTAGCGAAAGGCGACAAACTGGGGGCTGCTCAGGCGTTCGAGCGCGGCATGAAGGAAACTGGCTCTGGCTTGGCTGTTCTAGGCTTAGGTGTTGCTCTCGGTCAAGCTGGCATGATTACTGGTGCTTATCCTGAAGATCCGGACGAGCGCGCACGCTGGGAGCGTGAGGGTATATCTGAAAACTCGATTAATATCGGCGGCGCCTGGTTCCCTATTCCCCAGGGAGCCGGTATGCTAGGCTTGCCGCTACTTACCGGCGCAGCCATTGGTCGCGATGGTGGCGATGGCCTGAAGGAAATGTATGATCCGGGCAACCTGGCTAAGCTACTTCCTACTGACCAGATCCAAGGCTTCCTTAATATGGCGTCTGGTGATGGCGCTCCGCAGGACTTCAAAAACTTCGTAGCAAGTGGCGTCCGCGCCGTTACTCCGGCTGGTGCGCTGTTTAACCAGATAGCTAAGTCTTTTGATGACACCAAAAACGACACTACTACCAAGGATCTTTGGTCGAATATTATTGACCAGATCGCAAGCGGTATTCCAGGCGTAAATAATGCCATGAATATTCCAGATAAGACTGATGACGCCGGCAATGTTATTAAGAACCCTAACCCGGTCCAGCTTGCCTTCGGAGCCACGTCTGCTACTCAGGGCGCCGGTCAAGAGCGCTCGGCCCAGATTGACAAAGAGCTTAATGACGCTTTGCGCGGCATTGACCAGTACGGACTGCTTGATGATCCGAACATGGAAGGCGTGCTTGAAGAGAAGGGTCTTGAAGCCTATAACAAGCTAAAATCTGGCAAAACCCTTGATGAGAGCGATATCAAGGCTCTTAAAAACGGTCTTGTTAAGGGGGTTAGCTCCGAAGGTACCGACACCGCTTACCTGGAGCGCGGCGAATATGACACTAATCTAGCTGTTCTAAAACTTAAGCGCGATCTGATGAAGGAAGATAAAACAACCAAACCATCATCGCTTAAAGACGTAGACACTGCTATTAAGCGTGGCGAGATTTACCGCGACGGCCAAGTCCCCTATGACATGATCCAGGCTTACCAGACAACCGGAGTTGATGAGTGGCGCAAAATGGGCGATCCAGAGTCCGACGAATACGATCCTGATATGTACCAAAGACTTTGGGAGCTTGATGAGCGTATGAGCAAGGCCGGCGTTTCGTATAAGAGGGGCGCCCTTGATAAGCCAAAATATTCTGCCAAGCAAGCTGGAAGCGGCCGGGGATCGCGCGGCGGTGCTGGCAGCTATAGCGCCGACTTCGGCCAATTAAAGGCTGGGGCTTTTGCGCCTAGCGTTCAGGAATACGAAACAATAGACCAGAAGTCGGGCAATGTGCCGATTATCCGTAAAGTTCGACCAAATATTGTGCATAATATAAGCAGTTCGGGGTAAAATAATAATATGGCAGCCATTGATAATATTCGGGAATTAGCTCAAGACGTTTACTTCAGTGTAAACGGCTCTGAAAACGATGACGAGGGGTCGGATCTCGAAGAGTTTGAAAACAATTTTATCAGGGGCTTTAATCTCTGGCTTGACGAATACGAAACTGAAGCCTACTGGAATCGGGTGCGCGTGGACGACTATGTCTTGGGTACCGTTCTAAATACCACTGATTTTGCATTTACCCTGCCGGCAGAATACCGGACCCCTGTATTTGACGAGAATAAATACCTGAAGTTTGTGCATGATGGCGCTGTGGTGGCTAAGTTCAAGATGGTGGATCCAAACCAGCGCCAGGTAGATGACGACCTGGACCGCCCGGACCGAGCCACATTTACAGGCGACAAGAAAATTATTTTGTCGCGCGCTCCTAAAATAGAAGAGGTCGGCGCCACTATGGTATTGGACGTAGTAAAGCACTTCCCTAAACTTACGCGCAACGACGATACCTCTCTGGGGCTTATCTTTAGCAAGCAAATAGCGGTGCTAGGTATTGCAAAAAACATCACGCTTGCCGATGTTACCAAAGTCAGTCTGAGTCCTTCATTCACGCAAAGATACTCCAATGAGTTGAATAAGGCGCTAAACGCCAATAATGCGTCCAACGAAATTGACGATATGCGTATGCCAGACTTCAGCCACATTGGGGGCATCTAATGGCAGTTACGGATCCTGTAAAAGTTAAAGGCGCGGCAATCACCTCTAGTGATTTTGTCTCTTTTGATGCTGGTTTGGACGAGCGCGGCGAATATAACATAGCGCCAAATGCCCTTAATGTAGGGCGTAATGCTAGGGTTAATTCTGCCGGCAACGCCACTAAACGTCTGAGCAAAAAGCGCTGGCTGCCTGATTCAGTAGGGTTTAACGGCGAAGCGTCGGGTGTTTACTACAATGGCCAGCTTTATTATTTTATTGCCGATGACGGCAAGGTTAAGTGGGCGCAAGAAAATGATACCGCTTGGCACAACTGCGGCGGCGACAATGATATAGATACTGCTGTCGGTGTTATTACTACCTTTTTGCGAGTTAATGACCTTTTGTTATGCATGAACGGCCAGGAGCTACGCTATATTGATCTGGCCACATTTAACATGGTTAAGTTTACTTTTGTCGCTAACCCAGTCAGTGTTTTGACTTGTACGCCAAGCGGCATTACTGGTACTGGTCCCTTTAATGTTTGGTATGCAATTACCTATAACTCAAATGGTGGCGGCGAAACGGCTATTGGCCCTATCAAGCAGCAAGCAGTTTCTAAAAGCCGCTCGACCTGGAAGGAAGACGGTACCGAATATTTAACCATTGCTTTTAACGATACACCCCCAGTCGGAGCTACAAGCCGCAATTTGTATGCCGCTATAGCGCTTCAAGGGACTACTCCAGTAGCTAGCGACTTGGCCATGCTTAAGTCAAACATACCTATTGGAGACACTAGTTTCGTGGATAATGGCCAGATACCGTTTGATATTTCTTATAACACCGCGCCTGACTCTAACTCTACCAAAGGTATTAAGGCTACTGGCGGTACTATCGTAGACAAAACTCCAGTTTTGTATGGCGATCCAGATAATCCTTATGACATCTATTTTGGCGCCCTGACCGACACCGGCGTCTCTTTTGGCTCCAACAACGGCGCGCAGCGCTTGCCGCTCCTGAAGGGTACAAACTACTATCCTACCTCTGTTATCGGCTTCCGAAACAACCAGAACGTGCCGAACCTATTGGCGCTCTTCACTAGCACCGAAGGCATCGCCAAGCAGCAAATCCTTAGCCAAAAGACGCTGAGCTACGGCAATGCGACTGTTACTTATTGGGCCGCCGACGAGCTAAACGCCGGCGCTAGTGCGGTATACAGTAAATATGGTGTTATTTCATACCTTGGCGAGCTACAATTTCCTTCGGCCGACGGCATTACTTCGCTGAAAACAGAGCAGGAGCTTCAGAACGTCTTGTCTCCTTCCATTGTTAGCGATGCGATCTCGAAGAGCTACGGTACCATTAAAAACGCTAACTTTGACAAAATTGTCGGTACTGCGTGGAATAACCTTGTGGCCTGGGCTGTGCCTTCTCGCGGCTACAATTATAATAATCAGATCTTCGTCCGAGACTTGACCAACCGGCAGAAGCCTAAGTGGGCTATTTGGGACCTTCCGGCCGACTGGATCGGTACTGTTTCCCCTCATAACCGCGATAGCTTTATGTATATTCGCCAGGGCAACAAGTTCTTTAAGCTGGTCGAATCTTATGTTGCTGAAGATGAAAAAAGCGACGGCACCTCTGAGCCTTATCCAGTGGTGATTGAAGGTAGCCTAAGAGCGTTTAGCGAAGGCCGTAACGTCTATATGGCTGTGAGCCAAGCGGTGCTTTATTTAGGCGAGTTTATCGGTACGGTGGATATCGAGATAACCTATATCAACGCGAAAGGCCGGCCAAAACGTAAGAGCAAGCGCTTTACGAACGGCGCTCATGGTCGCAATATGCTCGCTGGCTGGGGCAACCCTCGCCTTCTATTTAGATCGTTTAACAACCGAGTAATTGGCTGGTCTACTCCAATGCCTACGTCTGGCCAGGCTAACAATACCCAGAAGATAACCAAGCGTTGCCGTATTAAATTGCCGAATCCGGTCGTAAATGAAGCCAAGTTTAAAGTTTCTGGCAACCTAACTAACACGTCATTTGACGTTGTTAAGGGGAACTTTGAAGGTGTTAATATTGGCGTAATAGGTGATATAGTATAACCAGTATGGCAGACCAAAAAATTACTCCAGATCTCGAAGTTACCAGATACCAAGCCGAGTGGCTGAAGGGTAAGGAGTTCGTGGACAATGCGATCAAAGACTTTAAGCGTCTTGATACCATTGCTAACGCTCAATATGATGGTGCCAATGACAAAAACCCTAACATCGGTGATACGACTGTGGCCGGCATTGTGCGGCAGATCATGCGAACTGCCGTTAAGCAAATCCCTCATGTTTCGATGGCAATTAACGGCTCTCGCAGTACCGTTGAAGCTATTACTTGCCAGCACTTAGTAGATGACGTGATTCTTAATCCGAATACCTTTGCTAAGGGACTGGTTAATATTTTGCACCTTGGCGGACGCGGCGCGCTCTCACGCGGTTTTAACGTATTTGAGATCAGTACAACTAAAATGTTTGGTCAGTTTGGTGTAACGCCGCGACTTATTCACTTTAACGACTTTGCGGTTGAAGCTGGCATACAGGACGGTAGTTTAAGTCCCTTCACTGATATCCGTATCAAAATGACGCCTACCAAGCTCCAGTCTATCTATGAGCGCGAGAGCAAAAAGCGAAAAGGCACCAGCACTTGGAACTTGCCAGCGCTTCAGGCTCTTATCGCTATTGGCCCGGACAGTAACGGCGCGGCAGATTATGCTGACTATATTACTCCTATGGAGCAGGATAAAATCAGTCTTAACACCGATAGCTATGATCTTATAGTCCGCAAACCCCTCGATAAAAGCCAGCCTATCGTTACTTTTAGCCCTTCGATCAACCAAAGGCTCCGTACTGTAGTCAATCGTTCGAAGTTTGGCTACCCTCGCACGCTATTTCTGGTTATTGATCCAGCCGAACTGTCGCCGTTTGGTGATAGCCGGGTCCGCCTAGCAAGTCCTAACCAGAACTTCTTGATGGCTCTACGCCAAAATGTGGCCACTACCTGGCTCTACAACAGCAAGCCTACGATGGTTAAAATGGGCCTATTTACTGGCGCTGCCACGCTTAAATCCGGTGGTGTTATCACCTCTACGGACTCTAATGCCAGCATTAAGCTCCTGACCCTTGATACCTCTACCGCGCAGCAATATCCGACTATTAGCCAGGAAATTACTAAGCAGATTCAAAACATGATGGGCATGAACCCTGGGCAGTCTCTTGGCGCCATCGGTGATGCCAAAACTGGTACCGGCGCCCAGGCTCAAAAACAGGGTATTGATGATGCTATCCAGCAAGTTACTAACATCATGGAAGAGTTTTTGCGCCAGTACGTTATCGCTGGCTTGGACCTTTACCTGTCTGAACAGGACGGTGAAGGTGTTATTTATGTTAGCGACCAGACTCGCGAAGATATTTTGCGACTTAACCCTGATGCCTTCCCAGACCCTAAGAACCCTAATGCGCTAAGGGTCAACTGGAACGAGCTTTATGAATATATCCAAAAAATTGATGCAACCGTAGATACGACTATGAGCAAGGAAGACTGGAGCAACGAAAAGCGCGGCGACTTGCAAGACGCTGTCGTGGCTATTAGCCAGAGTACCGATCCTAACGACCCTGAAGCTGTCGCCAAAAAGAAACTGGTCGAAGATAAGTTACTTGATGAAACTGCGCCAGAACTATCTACAGCAATTAATAACCTTCCCCCTGCCGCCCCTGTTCAACCTCAACCCGGTTTGACACCGCCAATGCAGTAAGGTAAAACTATAAGCAGTTATGGCAGAACCGACAGAAGACCTACCCTATCACGTTAGCGATCATGCGATGGCTGACCCAGCCGGCGACAACAGCGCGCCGCAGGACGATCATGCTCTTGTTTTGAGCTTGCTAGAATATTGTGATACGGAAATAGCAAAGCATAATAGTTTTGACGTCTTAGAACTTCCCCAAAATGCCACGCCAGCACAGAAAATAGCCGCCTTCGATGAGATGGCAATTCACAAAGGCGTGGCTATGCATTTACGGAATATTAAACAAGAAATTAGTAATAAAGCAAAGGGGATAGATAATGTCTGATACAGATCACGACGAGTTCGACAAGGCTTTTGAAAACTTTGGCGCAGATCCAGCGCTAGAGACGCCACCAGTAGTACCTACACCGGCACCAGCTCCGGCTGCCCAGCCACAGGATCCTGCTACACCACCGGCACCGGCCCCAATAGAGCCGCCAAAACCAGCAGGAGAGGAGCCTACACCTAATGAGCAGCCACCAGCCGAGCCACCTAAAAAAGAGGGGGAAGAAGCTACACCCCAACCAGGTGATGCGCCGACGCCGCAAGAAAACCCTAAACCGCCTGAGACTCCAGAGACGCCACCGGCGCCAGAAGAGCCAAAGCCCCTAACCGAAGACTCGCTTAGATCTATTATCAGTGAAATACGAAATGAAGATCGCACGTCTGCCCAGGTCCTTGAAGCTACTACCCAAGAGGTTCTAAACGCCTACTATCCTGAAGGTTTATCGAACGTCTTGGTAGATGAGAGCGGCCGGGAACTTCGTACCCCAGCCGATGTGGTCGAAGCATCTGGCGGCACTATGTCTACAGACGAAGCTCACCAGTGGTTAATCAATGAGCAATACAAGCTCGATCAAAAAGTGGCAAAAATCAAAGATGACGCTAGGGTTATTGCCGAAAACACGAATAAGTTTAAGCAAGACGGCATCGCTGTATTGCAGAAATACGAGCCTATATTTAAGCAATGGCCCGCGCTTCAGCAACAGGTCTGGGACGCCTATAAGGAAATGGTTAAAGCCGACGAAGAGAAAAATGTTATTTTGTCGGCTCCAGATATGCAGAAGTTTTACGATCTGGTCCTTGATCCATATCGCCTAGCCTATGAACACGCTCAGGGCCAGCCGGGGACTGCTCCAGTGGCGGCCCCAGCAGCTCCGGTAGCAGCTCCCGAAACTCCCCCAGCTCCACCTACCCCTAGCGCAGATGATCGCCTAGACGTTTCAGGTGATGGCGGAGCTTCGCCAGTAAACGATCCAAATGACTTTGCCCAGCAAGTCGCAAAAGAATTAGCTAACCCAAATTAAGGAGAATAATATGCAAAACATACCAGAACCCAAAGGCGTCGCGTTTTACAACATTGAAAGTGATGAGACGCGCTATGCAAAACTAGAAGCCCAGATCCAAGGCTACATCAACAGCTCAGACATGGGCATTAACGCTTCGCGCGATCAAGATTATGGCTGGCGTCTAGCCCCTGAGTGGGTCCGCGCAGTTCGCGCTTTTCGTAGGGACAGCGCTCGTATGCGCGACCTTATTCGCGAAGGCGGCGGTCAAAAGGTAACTACCACCAAGATTCTTTATGCCATCTATGGCGACCAAGTGGCTGCCTATAATGAACAGCAAGAGTCAAATAGCGCTCCGTATGAAGCTGCCTACTTGCGCGCTATCTCAGAGCCAGAAAATGAGCCAGCGCCAGCCGCACCAGCAGTCGCGACTCCGGCCCCTTTGCCTGAGCCTACTCCGGCCGATGCACAGCCAGAGCCAGAAGACATACCCCTGGACGTAGACGATGCAGATCTGCTACCGCCAGAAGACGACGAAGAGCAGCCAGCACCCAAAGCTCCAGTTAAGCCTGAAGTTTCTAAGGCGCCTGAAGGGTCAGACACAACCGTTAAAGTTGATGGCGATAAAGTAAACGCGCCAAAAACTGATGGTAAAACTTCGACGGCTAAACCGAAGAAAAACTAACAGTAGCTAAGTCAGACTCATAAGTCTCTTGAGCGACCGAAGAGGAGAGTATAAACTCTCCTTTTTCGTTAAAGAAATGGTGTAGAGCAGTAGCTAGATAGCGAATCATGTCAGCTATGTGGCTCTGGCTCTTATGGTCTGGACCGATGTAATCGCCAGTATGCGGGTTAAACTTCTTACGATAAATGCGTAGCTTGCGGCTTAAGTCGCCGGTAGTCGGCAGATTGATTAGCAGTTTTGGTAGCCAGCTTTCGGCGTAGCCTATACCAATAGAGACGCTTTCACGCTTGAGCGTGGAGACGTTTGTGATACCCTTTTTGTGCAAAGTCTCGATGCGGCTTTTGCCGTCGTTTAGGCTTGATACGGTGCCGTCATGCGGCAAGAAGTGCCAGCCGTAGTTATATCCCAACGCTTCAGACTTGGCCTTCAGCTCGTCAGCCATCGCTTCGATATTCGAGCCGTTTATCTCGATAA